CCGGTGGTTGTGGCTTCATCGCATCTAATTTCCTAAACATCATGAAGAAGAGATATCCCGAAACACATTTTGTAAATATCGATAAACTCGATTATTGCTCAAATGTCGAAAACGTCGAACCCGGTGTCGCCACCCTTATAAAGGGTAATGTCGGAAACGCCGAACTCATCGAAAATGCTATTAAAATGTATAAATTTGATGCGGTGTTCCACTTTGCGGCTCAAAGTCATGTCGATAATTCATTCGAAAATGCCCTCTCCTTCACGATGGATAATACACATGCGACACATGTGCTGATCGAAGCGTGTCGCCACTTTCTCCCAAATGTAGAATTCGTTCATTTTAGTACGGATGAGGTCTATGGCGAATCCAAAACGGATGTCCCATTTACAGAAGATGAGGGTGTCCTTCGCCCCACGAACCCCTATTCTGCCTCCAAAGCCGCCGCTGAAATGATTGTTCGATCATACGTTGAATCATTCGGTATGAATATCAAGGTCATTCGGTGTAACAACGTCTATGGACCCAAACAGTACCCCGAAAAACTCATTCCAAAGTTCAAGAGACTTTTAAAGGATGGTAAGAAATGTACCATCCACGGTCAAAATTGTGCGAACGTAAAGCGCGCATTCATGCATGTAGAGGATGTCGTGGATGCCGTCGAAACTGTATGGAAAAAGGGTATCCCGGGAGAAGTCTATAACATCGCATCTGATGACGAACTCAGTGTCATGGAAGTGACGAAACTCATCATCGAAATATTATTGGATACAACTGATTATGACAAATGGATCACGTATGTAGAGGACCGCCCGTTCAATGATAAGAGATACTATATCTGTGCCAATAAACTGAAGTTACTAGGATGGTACCAAAAAAAGACCAGGAAAGATCTCATACATTTTCTCAAGGTATAATAAATGAATAACACCGCGAGTACGACCAACAATCTGGTGAATAAGACCAATGGAGTTGGTAAGAAAATATCTCAAATTGGTAACACTCGTGAAACCCTCGACATATCCTGGAACACCATCGGTATCATTACCCTCCTCGGTGTCATGTACATGGTCGCGGCATCGATCGGTATCAATGTCTTCTCTAAGTGTGAGAAGTTTAAGGGTAAGAAGATGCAAGAGAACCTCAACAAGATTCTCGTCGCCACTTTAGGTATCGCACTCGCCATTCCATTCACCCTCGCCATGACCAAAATGTTCAGTAACGAGATGCCCGTTTTCGTGCTCATCTATGCTATCATGGGTATCATTGGTAGCTCTATAGCCCTCAACTGGACCGTGAATTGTGATGGTACTAAAAAGGAATCTACCACCACCATCGGTGTGAGTCTCGCATCCTTCATCGCCATGCTGCTATTCGGTGTATATTTAATCGCTCCCATGGGTAAGGGTAACGTCGAATGAAACCGATTGTTCTAAATGTATATATTCTCATGATGTTCTTGGCCTACGTGATGCGTAGAGCAGGGACATTTTCGATGGAAGAAAAGGTTAAAATGATCGAATTTATAGGTTACATGGCACTCAACCCGAACAATGCAAACCTACCAATTTTATCGGTACTGAAGTTCTCGGCTGTGAAGAGAGACGCGAGTGCTACTGTCGTCACAACACCAGTCGCTGCGACGGCATACACAGGATCCTCAATCTGCTGAATGACATTTTCACCCGTCATCATCCAGTTTAGAGAACACCCTGCATAGCGCCACGAGTAGAGCGCTTAGTATTAAACTTAGTTTCGTAACGCTTGTAGTAGGAAGGCTTTACAGGGGTACCGATTTACTTGGTATCTTTCTCCTTAAGTAAGATCCGGTTGAGAATATATAGTTGAACTATAATACTCGATGACGTGTAAAGTGTTGTCATGTTGAGTCCATATTTCCGGTACTGATACACGAACCATAAACAACTCGTGGTTATACCCACGAGTACGAGGTTTTTCGTATTTATATCAATATCATCTATTCGACGCACCTGGTCGTACATTTGAATAAGACCCAGACCCATCGCGAGACTGGATATAATCTCGTCCATTTATAATATATACAGAATATAAATGGACGTACTCTTACAAAAATTTGCCGGTAAGATTGATGCCCGCAGTCTCGTAAAGACGATCGAAGAACTCAAGACCGAATACATCGACGACGGTCTCACGAAGGAGGACATCCCCCCAATCCTGGGTCGTCTCATGATGGAATCGCAGAAGTTCAAGAAACTCCCTGGTCCTCAGAAGAAGAAATTGGTCATCGGGGTACTGTTCCACCTGATTGAACAGATCGACGAAGGTGAAAAGGATTCAGAATTCGAGATTGTTCTCAAATCCATCGTACCCCCAATGGTGGATAGTTTTGCCACGATGCTCAAAACCAAAAAAATGTGCCTTTCATGCTTCGCTTAAGGTTTTACACTGTATGTAACGTAGAATGAGATTTCCTTCACTGGAGGTTATGGTTCAGTATGGAATCTATACGGTAAAAGAACTCGAACGATTCGCAAAGGGACTCACCCCAAAACGAAATATTAACGTCCTAAGTGAATGTACAATTTGTGATTTCGTATACGATGGAAAGTGTTGTTCAAATTGCTACCCATGAAATACTGCACGGTAACAAGTTATATGTCTCGGGGACCTGTTACCGTTAGCAATAATCATATGTGCGCCGAGCGGCAACTCATACGGCAGTTGTATAGAACATGTTTACAAAAGGGGTACAAACCCCATCAATTTACCGAATGGTTACACAGGAAACACGGAAAAATGGTGATAGAGCGCAAAACTATACATGGAGACGCTATATCCTTACCATGTGTCTTATGTAGAAAAGTCATAGAGAGGTTCAACATATGTTGGGCCGCACACGATGGCAAAGAGTGGGTACATAGTAAAAAATCAGACCATGTTCCCCGATCATTACCAACTACTAAACAGAAGAGAAATTTAGGGTTTGGATGTAATGACCAAACCTAATGCTGACTCCAAGTTGTTGTGACTTCGTTGGAGTGGTTTAGTTCTTTTTAGTTTTAGTGCGTTGTTACCTGTATTCGCATTCTTTATTTCATCCATCCTCTTCGTGTTTGAAACAAAGGGTATGCTATTATCGACGTACGGCTCGCTCGTAACTTCTTTCGGTATATTTGTATCGAGTGTATGATTTGCTCGAAACGCATCAATCGTGAGATCACCGCCAAACTCTCGCAACTTAAATCGATTCGGCGCAGGTTTCACGGGACCAATCTGATTAAACATCTTTTTACGCAACATAACTATGTTCCCGCATATCATACCACCCTTCGTTAAGCCGTATTTTTCTATGGCATACGTTTTCATACAACTCCAGGAACAAAAATGACCCGATGTAAAAAATTTATTCCGTCTATCGTCGTATTTAAACGGCATGCTTAAAGGGGTTGAATCAAAATCGTGACAACACCACCAACACCACATAAATATGTTAATTATTTTTTCTTTAATTAGTATAAGGTGGTATGTCAGCAGGACAGCCAATTATCGTGATGGCACCTCAGAGTAGTGGTAAAGGTGCTGCGGTATTGTTATTATTTGGTATGTTTTTCATTCTCATGATGATCATCATTTTGTTTTGGGTCATTTATAAACAACAACAACAAAAACGGGGAAGTGGCGGACAAGCCAAAACGCGGGTGAAAGATACATCCATTCAGGAAAGCAGGGATAAGGTTCGTGGGGCAGCCGAGAGTGTCGGAATAGATCCAGATGAAATGCAATCTGAACTCGACGAACAGATAGCAGATCAGGTCGAACGGTCGTGTATGGTAAATCCTCTAAGAAATGGGGAATGTGGGCCAAAATATAGTTTAGAGGGTGGATGTTGTTACCCGGATGTGTCTGCTGCACCGAATCCCAACCTCGCTAAAATTGCTATGGTGAAAGATTTAACCATCGCAATCGGTGGTGGTCTAATGCTGGATGTATTAATAAACGCAGGTGTGAAAAAAGGTGTTCTCGCGGCGAAGGGTTCAAAAGCCGCGGCGACAACCGCCAAGGCTGCCAAGGCTGGGAGAATGGCCGCTACATCAATTAAAGTTGCCGCTACCGCCGGGAAAGGTGCGGCCGCAGTGGGTAAGTATGCGATGGCCGCAGCGGGAGGACCCGTTGGTTTAGCCGTCGCAGTCGTCATGGTCATCTTTGATGTCATCTCGATCATATTGGACGCGGTAGATCAAGGTGGATATGATTCATACACGGCGAACTCACTTTTACAGCGAATGAAGAATGTAATCGATTATGAAACAGCGAAGGCTTTAGAACAGGCAGGTATCGCCATGCCTTTACTTTTCCCTATAGCTGTTGCGTATCCAGAAGAATTTCAGGTTGCCTTAGATTACGCGAATGCGCAAATAGCCGATCAACATTTAATGACAGAATTGGAAAAGGATGATGCACTTCTCACGATTGTCGCCCAATACGCCGGCGCAGCCAATGAGGATCCAGATGTACCACCACCCGAAGAATTCATACAATTTATTGGTAATCTCAGTCTCGTATTCCACGTTGAACGTGATAAGCATATATTCAATAAACTCCAAGAACTCTTGGGTGACAAGAGCTACATGATAGAATTCTATGAGTCGCTGAGTGAAGGTGACCGTGTCGCAGTAACGTTATCTCAGCGCGGTGTCCAAGAATGGAATGAAAGTTCTCGGGTGTCATGGTTTGCGAACAATGATCTCTTCAAACAACCGGATCCTCCTCCGGCCGGTGAAGACCCTATGGCGGCTCTATATACCGATACCTATTACGTGTACGATTCCGGTCCATCCGATAATCCTACTATGATTCCCAAAACACTTCCCGTAAAAACAGCAATCGGTGGCTTCTATGGCGGACTCGTATCGTTTTGCGAAAAGTCGAGAAAAGTAAAATCAACGTCACCCACAATTAATCCACGGGATTTGGGTGTTAAATTCCAAGACGAATCTGGGGCATGTCTATTCACCCGAGAATATTGTAGTCGCTACGGTCTAGAATTTAAAGGAGGTGACTGTAAATTGAGACCCGGGCAAGGTGTCGCTGAACTCATTTTCGGTAAGGTGATCACGCGAGAATTTATTAGAGCTTTCACATCCCCTCCTTCATACGCGAAAAAATCTAAGGGTCCCGCCACCGTGGGTGCCTGCCCACCAGGTATGCGTGATGACGGGATAAACTGTTGGCTCGACCCAGAATATAGAGGTCCGGGAAGTCCTATGGGATGTAAAGATGGTCAAGAAAAGAAGGGTCAGTTGTGCTACTCCAAGTGTCGCGATGGGTACAACTCGAGTGCTCTTGATTGTGAAGGATCTTGTCCAGAGGGGTCGGAAAATTCTGGATTCCATTGTACCCAATGGATTCACTCGTACATTCCCGATTGGGATTGGAAAAAATTTAAATTAAAAGGTTGCCGCTCTGGATTTAAATACCGCGGAACGACATGTAATGAGGAGTGTCTGCCCGATTTTGATTTTAGATCGGGTGCGGTGGGTTCTGCATTCTGTAATAAAACGAGAGGGCGGTACTCGAGAGCTGGTGATCCTAAACCATTAAGTACGTGCCCAGCCGATAAAGAAAAGCAAGGACTCGTGTGTTATCCAAAATGCTCAAATAAGGGAGACCAAGGACAGTATAAATATAACGGTGTTCTCGATTGGTGCCAGCCCGAGGGAGCGGGTGGTGTCAAGAAGGGTCTCGACGATCGGTGGGAATGTCCCGAGGGGTCTTCGAGTATAGTCGGAATTTGCTACAAAGACTGTAAGCCAGGGGAACGAGATGATGGTCTATTATGTAACCCACCCTAATTAATTTCTCGATTTATTGTAAACTATGAGTTGGGCGTCTAAACTCTTCAAGCCTGGTGCTAAAATTGGTGGTACCCTAGACCCAAAGATGTTTAAAGGGCTTGGTGGTGCCTCCGATGCAACTAAATTTTCTAAAATTGACGACTTGATTGCGGCGAACCCATCTCTCGCCAAACAATTCGATGGTCTCGATGATGCCGCCAAATTGGGCAAATTGGATGAATTAGGCGAAGCCGCTGAAGCCGCTTCCAAATCTAAAAAATCGTCTTTTCTCGCAGATAACGCGAGCACTTTACTCGCAGGTGGTGTTGCCGTGGGTGGTCTCATTTACCTTGATCAACAGTATGCAGGCGCAAAAGAGGCGGTCAAGGATTGTATGAAAGTGTGTCTCCCTGAAAATTGGGATGATCACGAATACGGTGATCTTAAAAGTTCCGAATTAGTGTACAAAGAGTTGGACAACACCGGTGACCAACCCGTATGTAACGCACAAATACCCGATTGTGGTAAATACTGTGGTGACAAGTGTGAAGAAATTCACGATTATGATGCCCCGGGTACCAATTTCCTGACAGGTGCGGGTGGGGATGCCGCCGAAGGGGCGACAGATCTCTTCAAATCTATATTCGGAGACATATTCGGCGATTTGGGTATAGACTCTACCACTATGTACGCATCATCGAGTGCGTGTTCCCTCTGTTGCTGCATGCTCATCATCATGATGGTCGTGTTAAAATAAAGACTGTATTTAAAGAATTCCATGTTCTTTATACCAATGATTCTAAGTATAGACGTTGGTATAAGGAATTTAGCTCTATGTCTCCTCGACGAAGACCATGAGAACTTAGTGAGGGAGTGGGATGTTGATGGTATTCCACCACAACACGTCGACGGTATATACAAGTCCATGAGGGATCACTTAGATGCTCGACCTTGGGTACTCACAGCTAAAACTATTCTCATCGAGGAGCAACCTTCCTTTAATAAAAAAATGGTTTCAGTCATGCATTTCCTTCACGCATACTTCATCATCAAGTGTCCAGAGGCTGAAACTATCATTTACCACGCCTCTCATAAGATTCCAGATATCGCCGGTCCAGGTAAAGCACAATACAATAAGAGGAAGAAAGCTTCCATTGAGCGGTGTGAAGCCTTTATCCGTAACGGTCCGACGAACGCACACTGGATCGACACTTTTGTTAAGTCTAAGAAGAAGGATGACCTGGCAGATACCGTGATGCAGGCTCTCTCCTTCGTGAATAGGACTGAGGTCACGTCACAGGCCTCTAAAAAGAAGAAGGCTACGAAACTGGTCGCTCGGAAACCCAACGAAAACCAAAAGAGAACAAAATATTCTAAATCAAATTTAGCTTGGATTTATTTGAACAAAGTTGAATGTGAAGTTCTTGAAAATAATAAAAGGTTCATGAAAGATCTGAAGAGGTATTATCGGGACATTGAGGAATTGAAGAAGGCTCTAGAAGCTTGACCACGATTTTAGTATCACCGATAAAGTCTTTTAGGGCTGCGTATCGGGCTTTGCCGTACTCCTTTCGTTTGTCCTTATTTGCTTCGTAATACTCTTTCTGTTTAGCCTTTCGATCTTCTGGATCCTTATAAGGCATTCTTATATATAGTGAGAAAGTTATTTTTAACCTAATTGAATATTATACTTTTCCAAAGTAGAACGTTTAGGTAACTTACCTATTTTTTTCATTCTTTGTAATACCTTTTGACGGGCAGATTCATAAAGATATTGTGGATCAGTCTTTCTCTTTTCATATCTTTCTTTCTCTGTATGTCTTGTAACATTCAGACATGTATCAAGTTTATAAGAACTTCGTAAGGTTTTTGTTTCATCGGGAGTACCCCAATTCTTCTTCAGGTTTATGTAGATCTCTTTCATATCCACATTCTTATTGTCATTCCATATATGAAGTACATGCACAGTTGAATAAACTTTGTCGTCATCTGGTGACCATCCAGCCAGTAAGAGTTCTTCGAGTTTCTCATACTTTTCGGGGTTTCTACTGATTTCATATTCAATTTCAGATATCCATGTCTCGAGACCATACGTAGCTCTTCCGCGTACTACGCGAACATTCAGATATGGATTCAAATAATAATAGGTTTTTGATAATTTACATACTAATTCATCTTGTGTCATAGACCTACGTGAAGGATATCCATCTTCATTTAGTTTTATTTTGGTTTTGCCAACCCACCACCACCCAAGGTCTTCATTCTCGAGTATGAAAAAAGTAGTCGGGGTATAATCCATACTATATAGGAAGAAATAATTCTCCCCTGTGAATTTTAGAATCTTCAATAAAATGTCCAACACGATAATCGGAGGCAAGAAAAAATGTATTCTATCATAGATGATAAACTATTTATATACTTTTATAAAACATATACTCAATTTTTTTTACTATCGATTATTGTGTTGGACATTTTATTGAATACATTGATAAAGATTTGAAGTGAGTAAAATATATACAATGTCTCTCACAATCCGAATGTCCGCCCCCGTCAATAAACCCAACCTTGACAAGGTTATCAAGAGTAACAAGCGTCTCAAATCCGCTTTTCACTCAAAGAAACCCCTAAGGAATACCCATCGTATAGCCCTCGATGAATTGGATACATTCTTGGAACTTGTGGATGACGCGATGGATGCCCTGAATGATACAAAAGCGAAGTTGTACAAACTTTACGATTTTTGCGGAGAGGTACCATTCGATGACAGTTGTGATTATTAAAGAATATAATTATTTATTGTATATATGAAAAAAGTACTTGACCATGGATTCGTAGAACTCGTCGATCACATGCCCCAAGAAAATCTAGACAAGGCTATCGTTGATGGTGCCCAAACTTCCATGTTTTCAACTTTCTACTAGGAAGTTTGATTGGTACGTGTTGCGCAACACATAACATTCTACTTTCTGTAAAGTTTTTTATTTTCTGAAGTTATATAAATGGTGAAAATTGCAAACACATTTAAAACTGTAACTGACCCAATTGAAATTTTTTTCAAGACCCAACCTCTACTATTCTCCCTTCTCATCATGTATCAAGGTTTATTCTCGGGGAATGCGTTTAAAATACCCAAAAATCTCATGTCACTTTTTGACAATAAAGTGTTCCGCTTTGTATCTCTCATGCTCATCGCTTTCACTGCAACTAGGGATATTGAATATTCCATCTTATCAAGTCTCATTTTCTTATCTGTGATGTATGCTTTTAAGACACCCGAGGAGCGTAAAAAAACTGGTTTCATATAATATATGTGGTGGGTGTTTCTATTATTGTATTGTTCCTATCTTATCCTAGGTCCTCACTGGGAATCAAAACTTCTCAAGGGTGAAAAACTTGCCATCGTTGATAGTAAAAGGGAACTTGGACGACGTGCAATCTTTATATCTTATGTAGCCCTTCTATTCATCGCATGGTTTTTACTCATGCCTTCTCAATCATCTTTCATGAGCGCGCTCATATTAACTGGTATGGCGACAACTGGTTTTCATATCAAATATGGTCCTGAAAAGCCCATCCCGACACATCTTCTATTGACAACATTCCTTCTCTATCAAGGATGGTCATACATGACGCTTCAACTTTGGCTCACAGTGGCACTCGTGACATTTTATACGTTGATACATGAAAATTTATATATCTCTTAAAAGTAGAATGAAGATTCATATCGTTGGAGCTGGGCCCACCGGTATGTCCCTCGCATGGGAAATACTCAGGTCAACTGATCATGAAGTAACACTCTACGATAGAAAACTTTCAGGAGGTGGATCATGGTGGGAACCTGATGAAGAAGTTCGTGATCTCCACGCACATAGGATCGTATTCGATCGAGCATTTGTCAATACAAAGTCGATCTTCAATGAGATGGGAATTTCTTGGGATGATATATTTGTACCATCAGATGGTGCTAGTCACACTGCGTTTGCTCTACGCTCACTCAATGTCAAAGATTATGGAACTCTGATTACTTTATTTACAAAAGTATTGAGTCAATCTACAAAATACAAATCAATTTCTCTGAAAGAAGCTGTAGGGACTCTGAGTGAAAGTGGTCAAGCTGTCATTGAACACCTCCCATTGATCATGGATGGCGTCACATGGGATGTTATGTCGGCCTATGAATTCGTAAAAAATTTGGATCATGTTGGTCTTTCAAAACCCTACACACAACGTGTTTCGGGTAAAGTCATGTGTGATGCGATGGAAAATGCGGTCATGGAAGCAGGTGGAAACTTTGTGTTCAATACGGAATTGGAAAGTGTTGCCTACAGTGAAGAAAGTTACATCGCCAAGTTTTCGGGTGGAAAACGTATAGAAGATGGTATGCTCTTCTTGTGTCTCGATAACAGTCCAGCCCTCAAAGTACTCGGAGATAATTGGGGTCCGGATGCTGATAAGAAACTTAGAGCGAGTACGTACGGTGCCATTAACGTTCTCGTTGATTATGAAAACCCCATCAAAATTAAAACAGATCTCGAAATTGCCACGAAAACCAGATGGAATCTTCAACCGAAAGTACTCGCGGATGGTAAGACGATTTCATGTGTCATATGTGACCTCACCGATGATGTG